GTATAGCGGGATAGCCAAAGTTTCAGGATCTGGTATCGCGTCATCTTCTGTTGTCAGAGCGCTTCCTCCGCCGAATTGTAAGCTGGTAGTTCTGGTCGCTGGAGCAGAGATTGTTGCAAATCTTCGAGGTGCTGATATCACCTCTATCGATCTTGGAACTTCCTCAGAGTCTGATGAAAGATTGGGAAAAGTCTTGAAGACCGTGTCCTGGCTTAATGTCTGCACTTCGTAATATTGATTTCCCTCTGCGTCAACTACGTTTAGGATTTCACTTACGTCAGAATTTCCAAGAGTTAATGTAAAAAATGGAGCAGGAGAGCTTCCAATCGTGAATGTCTCTGTTGTTATGTTTCCAGATGTGCAGACAACATCACGCTTCAAGATAAAGCTAGTTGGATTATTGCTGGCGTTCACATCTCCAACAACGTACGTTGCGCGCAGATTCCCGAGTCTGTCAATTTCAGCGAAATTTACTTCTTCAGTGGTCGTGAATGAAATTCCTGATGAAGAGGCCAGTATCGTATTCTGAAGAACTCGAGGAAGCGTGTCTGGGTCTGGAACGTAATTTTCACCCACAAGCTTTGCAGGAACTTCGACGTATATTGTCACTGTTACGCTGGACGGTGACGCGCCTGACGTTTTAACGCCGGCTTCCTGGAGCATTCTTGAAATGTTTTCTATCTCTATCGCCGTGCTCCACCCCAGTTCTTTGAACTGATGATCCATGTAGAACGACATCGAGTCAGCTACGGTGGCAGCCATATCAAGAAATAAGCCGCCGACGCTAGCTTCTGAGAAATCCTGTATCTTGTCTCCGAAATATGTTCTGGAGTAACGTAGCAGATCAGCTCGAAATGCATCAAAATCTCGAGCCAGATACGTTCTGTTACGTGCATTTCTAAACTGCTGGTCTCCGGCCATTTACCCTCCGAATCTCATCGTTAGAGAGAGACTCTGGTTTGTTATATTCGCTGTTGGAACTGAGTAGGTTATCAGCATCTTGATCAAAGCTGTAGAATTGGTGTCAGATATCTCATTGACTAATGAAAAGTCTTCAAGAGATATGAAAGGCATGTATTTTTCAGCAGCTGCTTTTATACGACGCATTGCCTCTTCGTCAGCGTCCGCAGCCCCAAGCTCAAACGCTAAGGGAGCTAAGTCAGCCCCAAAATCAGGGAACGCCAATCTTTCATTTCTATTAGTGAGAATCAGATTTCTAAGATTGTCTTTTATCTGATCTGCTATTGAACGATGCATCTTCAAAAGACCGTCGTCTGTCGTCCCTATCTCTATCGGTGTTTTAATACCGATAGGCGGCGACGTGATGCGTGCCTGCTGACGAGCGCTATAATCGGTAGATTTCTCTCCTACGCTCTTGAAACTGTACGATTTAGCTTCAGCCATCTTTGATCATGCTCGCTATTAAATAGCTTGAAACCGAAAATCACTCACCGTAGATGACAGTAGACCCGAGAGTAGTGCGTCGTGTGGCATCTAACATCAGCGAGCTCGCAAGCTCTAAAGCTCCTGTGACAGCTACAAGATTTCCGTTGACTATGGCCAGAGGCGCTGCCAAGCCAGCCGTAAGCGGGTACCCAGATATCAAGGTAGACAGCTGAATTACTTGATTGACCAATGATGATTGCTGCTCTATGATTAAAGACAAAAAGTCTGCCAGCTTATCGAGCCTGACATATGGCTGAGGATTTATCCCAGTTCCAGCCACGTAAGGCGTCATGAAAATTTTGGGTGCAGCTATCTGGACAAATCCGTTCTCATCCATGACTATAGCAGAGCCGTCGTCAGATGTCGGTTCTTTGAGTATCTTCACGCTTTTTCTAGAAATCAACCTCAGATTATCAGCTTTTGAAACTACAAAGGAGCCTGATTTTTTGGCTTGATTATCTATGATTGCAACGCCAGTTATGTCAATCGGCGACCTAAGAGAAAGAAGCGAATCAGGACCAGTCGAAGAGTCAGAGTTGGCAGTTAGATATATCCTTGCAGCGTCGTCAGAGAAGTTTGCATCGCCGTCAGTCTCGGTCTCAGCGTCTCCAATCCGTTTGTCTATCTCTTGAAACCCAAGCTCCATATTGATCTTTTTGGCTGTCAATGCTATCTTTCTGCCAACAACGATGTCAATAGCGGGCATTCCCTGCAGAACTTGAGCGCTGGAATCGCTTTGAGCTATCTCGCTTTTTCCTGAACGACCTCTTTCTTCGCCCAGCATTATGAGAGAATTGTTCGATCCTTGAATGACAAAATCGCCAGGGCGCTTAGTATATCTTGGAACTGCTTCAAATCTATGAACTCCGCTGGCGTACTGCAGGAGCTGTATCATCTCGCTTGGGTCAGCTGTCGGTGAAGTAGTTGAATCTAATTGCTGAGGAGCGCTTGGATCAATCGTTGAGGCAGAGACCGACTCTTTCTCAGCGAACTTATCACTCGTTCGTTTTTTTGTTGAAGCTGATGTGGTGGAAGTTTTGTATGATCTTCTGCTGTAGGCGTAATTTACGTCCTCAACGTGCCTGGGACCATGAACTCTAGAGATCCAGTAGCCTATTGCCGACCTGCTGGGCGGATCGTATTCCTCAAACATCACCCAAACTTCTTCGCCCGGTTTTATCGGCATGGAGATGTGAGACGAAAAAAATGGATAGCAGATGACCTCTCCGCTATCGCTTCCATTTGTCTTTGACTCTGCATTCGAAAGTATCTTAACTGCGAGAGAGTTTCTCGGAATATTTTTGAGATTCTCATCTCCAGCGATCTTTCCAGCATATTCAGATATCGTCTGACGAGTGCTTTTTTTCTCGACTGGGTTGTCTAAGACATCAGACACTAACGCTCTGACAAATGCTGCTGGCATTTTTACTTCTTTATCCTATCGAATATGTCATCCTCGGATATCTGCTCTGATGAAGTCTCTGAATCAGCTATGAGCTTGGCCAAGCTGAGAAGCTGCTCGTTGCTCTTTGACATTCTCTCAAGGTACTTTGTCAGAGTCTGACCTAAAGTTGCGTGGTCCGCTGACGATCCGCCCATCTGGGAGTAAAGATCCGTGAAAAGTATGTGAGCATTCGTGCGATCAACAACGGCATTCTCGTATATCTCCTTCCACAGCAGCTTCTTTTTCTCAGAAGCGCTGTCTATGGAATCAAGAATGTCAGAAAATTGCTCAACTTTCTTATCGTTATCCTTCAGCTTTTCCAGTATCTTATCAAGCGATCCCATCAGAGGAAGTCTCCATTTTTAGTTATCATCTTGTACTGCTTTCTGATGGAAGACATCGCAGATCCGAGCTGCTTCTGGTTCAAGTTTGAGATATTCTTGACGTACACAAAAACTGCACGCTTGTTCAGGAAGTCCAGGTCATCTATCTGCGTGAACACTGTTATTATAGCGTCGATGCATGACTGCTCATGCGGCTGATAGAGATTCTTCTTGATTCTCTTCATCATCTCGAGTATCAGGTCACGTCGACCAGCCTCGATCATCTGCTCTTCAGGGTTTGGTCCTATCTGGCTGTTGTTGTAGTACTCAGCTTCCCTGGAGTTGCTCTCTTTGAGATCTTCGATTGAGACAAAGCGCTTGACCTTTTTCTGCCTATTCTTGGAATAGATGACAAGCCAGTTTCGAGCAACAACGTTGAAGTATGAGAATGCTTTGCTTCCACGAGAAGCGTCAAACTTATGAAGCGATTCGTACAAGAACGTCACGCAATCATTCTTTAGGTGCTCGATGGGCTCATTCGGAGCTGCAAATCCATAGATGAAGATGAGGCTCTCGACCAGCTTGTTAAAAGCGGGCATGATCCTGCTGATGTAGATGCTGTGTTTGCTATCAACACTGGTAGCTGACTGAAATTCTTCAATCGCTTTCTGGGTCTCGGCATCGAAATACAAAGTTCCGGTGCCGTTCCCACGCTTAACTACTCTTTTCGCTGCTGCCACTCTCTTCCTCTTCTTCTTGGATCGATGTTAGCTGATTGGCTACGTAAAGTATCGCCTCTCTTGACTTTCTTATGTCTTCAACAGCTCGCTTGATCTCTGGTGAATCATAGAAGAGTGGTACTTTCAGTATATTCGATATTGAGTTGTACCTTTTGTCTAGTGTGTCAAGTGATTCTTCGATTGCGTCCTGCACGCGAAGCATCGCTGTACCAAACTTGTAGTTG